TGCCGAAACAGTCTTTCCCATGCGACGATGGGCAACCACCACAGTAAAACGATGCTGCTCAATCGCATCATGTATCTCTAGCTGCTGATCTCTGGGATCGTAAGGAATGACAATCTCTGTCACTTAACGTATCCGCAGTTCAGGCACTTATTGTTCACTAGGAACGCACTGCAACTTGGGCAATTTACTGGCTTATAGCTCATTTCTTCCCTCCCCATCTGATAACCATCTCCTGAGCTTCCCCGTCCTTACCTGTCACCTCAGTCCTTGCCAGCTTAGGTATGTGGTACTCAGAGAGCTTCTGCATTAGGTCTAGTGCCTTAGCCGGATCAGGCTTTAACCCTAGCACCTCATCGCCTTCAGCTACCCTCTGTAGCCATCTGTCCATGTAAGGCACGTTCTTCTCTAGCAGAGTGGCTATAGCGTTACGCACTACTGTAGTGGACTTATTAAGGCTTCCTGCTGGTCTGCCCTTCCCTGCGTTAGTTAAGCCGGGATATTTATTTTCTTCATCTTTAGTGATTTCTGTTTCCATTTTTGCATTACCTTTCGGGTGTCATGCGTAAATAAGTTCGTACATATCCGGGCGGTTTTCCATTATCCACGCCCTCGGTTCCTCATGGCTCTTTTTGAAATCAACGCCTATCGTCTGGCTCCCTGCGTGATGCACATAAGCCCTACTGACGAAATGCTGATAACCCGCCACGTTCAAGTCATGACATATTATATTATCTGAATACCAATTAGTTGACGGGAACTTGGCTACATTCCATGCTTCCCGGCTGATGCTTGCCCAGATAGGCGCAATCACCGGAGCAACCTTAATCTGCTGCTCACTTTCCCACCCTAGCGCACTGCGTCTATCCCCATCGACCGGGAACCTAATGTTCTGATCCGGCAATACATAGTCGCTCCTAGCCCCCAGAAACCCGACTTTGAAGCCTCTTTCTCTCAAAACCTCAGTGTCTTCTCTCATTAACGATAGCGTATTTGGATTAAGAACCACATCATCATTAGCTAAAATCAATGAGTCAAACTTTCCATGCTCGAAGGCATAGTCGATGGCTGCGTTATAAGCATCTCCGAAATTGGTAGCAGGATTGGGTCGGTAGATGAGATTGTCTGTGATTTCTCTTGCTCTAGCCCATAATCCCAGATTATTACTACATAAGTAAACGGGCAGCTTGTCACCATAAACGCGAATAGACTCCAACAGCACCGTTATGCCGGGGTTGTTTACCGTACAGATTACGATTGCTTGCATACGCCCCAGAAATACAAATCTGCTGGACTACTGTTAACTAAAAACTCATAGACTGTAAACTTATCCAAATCGCAGTTTTCCCTAAAGTCCTGCTCCGTTAGGTTCCGGTAGTAATCACCGCAAAATGGAGCATCATCCGGGCTTGTACGCCTCGTTCCATGCTCAGGTCTGCCCGTCGTAGCACAGGTAAAGAAGACCAGCCCTGAAGCCATCCTAGCCATGTTATTGAAGGTCTTTACCCATTCCGGGTTATGTTCAAAGCACTCGCAGCTAGCCACCACGTCGAAACTGCTGTCTGGGTAGGTAAGCTCCTCACCTTTAGCCACCACATCAACCCCTCGTCCTTCGCCCAGATCAACCCCGGTATAGTCGCAGCCAACAAAGAATTGCCGGATAGAACCGTTAATGTCCAGACTGCCGATCTCTAAGACCTTAGCCTCGAAAAAATACTGTGGGAATTGCTTTTTGACGCTAGCAACAAAGTCTAGCTGGCTCTGGTGGCTCATTTTTTCTTGTTTCTTGCGGATATAGCGGCTGCTTTAGCCTTGGCATCAGCCTTTGAACTAGCTCCCCATGCCTTTAGACTCAGGAGCAACCTAGTAGGCTCACCGTTAGGCTTACGTTCTGCTCCGGGCATATTACCCATCCGGGCTAAAAATGAAGCACGACGAGGATTATCGCCAGATTTAATAGGAGGCTTAAGATCAGAGCCGGGATTCTCAGCCTCGTAGGACTTGCGACCCTTTTCGTTAAGACCGCCCTTGGCATTTTTACCAGCCTTCTTAGTCCATGCTGCGCCCATTTTTACCCCGTTTTTGCTTGCCCATAGGAATCTTGATCTCGATTTCTATTTCATTAACACCATTTTTCTTTTTTTCTTTTTCTTCGTCGAGATACTCTTTTAGCAACTCTTTGTCAGATTTCTTCTTTCCGTTCTTCATTTTTTCCTCGGCTTGGCTGTCTTAGCTGCCTCTTTAAACGCCGCAGCAGTTGGCGCACCTTTAGAACCCGGTTTACGCATTTTCTCGCCAGAACCCTCAGCGATACGTTTCCGTTTAGCAGCAATGTTACTGTATAGCCCGGGTTTCATTTCTTGCCTTTTGAGGCTTTACGCCCTTCGCTCATAGCAATTGCAACGGCTTGTTGCCTAGACTTAACAACCTTGCCACCTTTTCCGCTATGGAGAGTGCCTTCCTTGAACTCACCCATAACAGACTTAATTTTCTTGTCCATCTTCGACATCTTCTTCATACGACCTCCAAGTAGCCACGTTCAAAGAACAAGCCGATGGTCTTTCTATGAGCTTCTTCCCACATTTCTAACCGCTGCTGCTTAGAAAGATTTTTACCTTGGTCAAGCTCAAAATGGCATAAAAAACAAAGGCTAGCAATCCTAAAATCACTAGCCTTTATACCCTTTCCTTTCCCATCTCGCAACTGATTCGAGTGGGCTGCGACTACCGTTCCGTCCTCCCTTCCGCAATGCTGACAGGGCAGGTCTCTAGCCTTTTCAAGTAGCTTCTTGTTTCTGTACATTAAAGTTCTTAGCCGGATAATTTACGAAACTCTCGCCCTCGTTGCACTCCTCGCAGCAGGTAACGACCTCGCCAGACATATCCCTAGCCCTCGGAACCTCATCCCAATCTACTACCCAACCGCAATACTCACATTGTGCCAAATTGCTATCATCGATCTCGTTCATTGTGTCACCCTATCCATTGTTCGATTAGAAGCCTCCTGACTGCGCCATACGTCAATCCTAGCCTGTGCTGCAATTAGCTTCCACCTAAGCTCCTCAGCAGCCTCTACAGCCGCCTGAAGCCCTTTTAGTAAGGCTTGGTACTCTGGATGAGCATAAGCCTGATTTTCCCTGTCTGCGACTGTATTCCCTATTGCCTGACTGAACAGGATTGCTTTCTTGCTTTTACGAAACTCCTCTAGGTAAGTAACCTCGGCTTTAGCCTTAGCGTAAGCCGTAGAGTTTTTGTAGATGAAATCAATACTTTTATGAGGGTCAATTGTTTCCATCATAACCAAACCCATCTCTGTAAATTTTTTATGTTTCTAACATGACTAGCAGAAACACCAAATTTTTTTGCGATTTCTACCGCAGACTGACCATTTTTTAATTCATTTTTTATTTCTAAAATTAAATTAGTTGGATATTTGTTTTGACCATTTCTAATTCCCCTATTTGAAGTTCCATGAATGACCCGATCCATCTGATTTGCTTCAGGCGTATCAAGCCTTAAATTTTCGAGTCTGCAATCCGTTTTAATTCCATTGTTATGACAAACTTGCAATTTGTTATCAACCCGACCTAAAAAGGTATTAGCCATAAGTATGTGAACATCAAAAGACTTTGACTTTTCTTTTGTTGTTAATCTGATAATTAAATAACCTCTTTTACTATGTAATTGATTTTTTAAAATTCTTCCCTGTCTTGCTCCATGTGTTTTTTTAATCCTCATGATTTCGCCATTTTTTGATATGGCGTAAGAATCCTCAAATCCTTTTATTGGGGAAAATCCTTCAGGGATAACAAAATTGTCCATAAAAAAACCCTCTAGTTTTGGTTTTCCGTGTGCCAGCACGTTCCCACTCAAGGGATTGAAAACCAAAGCTAAAGGGCTTTAGTGTTGTCAATGCTGGCACAATGACGATTTAATTATATATCAACCTGCATACCGAGCCTCAGTGATGGAGACTCGGATTGCCTCAATCAGCTTCTCAGCGTTCTCAGGCGAGATTGACAGGTTTGCGCTGCCGTTGGACAACATCACGTTAATCCAGACGTTTTTGCCAATCGTATCGACGAAAATTGCTGTGTGTTGGGTTGTTCCTTCAACTTTCATATTGCCCCCTAAAAACCGGGGTTTCCCCCGGCTGGTTGATTAGTTAATTAGTTTTAACTTGTTGATTCCGCCACGATTTCCAATCAGCATTTGAACCGTCACGTTTTTTTCAAACCACTTAGTTGAATTTAAGTTACTTGCAAAAACAAAAACTTTATCGCCAATTTCTTGAAAATTAAATTCGAGTTCACCAT